CTTGCAGGGCCATCGTTTGATACAGCTGACAGGTTTGTAAGATTTACTAAGGGGACTGTTCGTTCAGTCATCAGCGATGAAGAATATAATATCTTGGGGGAAGGCGCGAAAATCATTGACCGATATACACCAAGTATCTGGCAGACTAAATTGTTTGAGCAAGCATTCTTCCAATCGTTGCAGGAGATGGTAGATCCAGAGGCAGACAAGAAATTGAGAAGACTTATGCGTTCAAGAGAAAAAGAATACAATCAAGGATTCTGGTGGACTCCTGGGGAGTTCGCTCCAGATCGAGCGCCTGATTTTAAGAACGTGATTAGGGAGTAATTCATGACAGTATCAAGCACAACTAACAAGGTTAGTTACTCGGGAAACGGGTCAACTACCGTTTTCGCATACACCTTCAAGATATTTGCTGATGCTGATCTCAAAGTCTTCATCAGAAGCTCAGCGGGTGTTGAGACT